CTATAGACCCTACAATAGATTTAACCGGATTGAGCAGTTGGGAGTTTGATATTTATTCTTCACGGACTGGAGCTAATATCAAAGTCGGTATTCACGACTCAGGGGGGACGACTACTGAAACTACCTATACTGTGCTATCCGCTGATACTTGGGAACCCGTTACTGTAAGTATATCGGGAGTGTCTAACGCCAACAAGGATGCGATAGACTCAATAATAATTACTCCTGTAAATGCAGATGCAGCGAACACCTTTTACATAGATGATATGTATGCAGAGTCAGCCCGAAGAATTATTATGGTGCAATAAGGAGAACTTATGAAAAAACTATTTCTGACCATTTTATTATCATTTATTTTTATACTCTCAAGCTATGGGGCGTCAGGAGTCTATGACGGGTTCTACCACGACTTATTCGCCAAAGCTGTAGATATGGACTCCGACACTATCAAGATAGGGCTTTTAGACGACTCTCATACCTTCACCGCAGCAAATGACACTTGGGCTGATGTTTCGGCTAATGAGGTCTCTGCAACGGGTTATTCCGCAGGCGGGGGAACTCTGGATAGTCCGAGCATAACCGAAGGAGCGACTTTCAAGTGGGACGCTGACGATGAGACTTGGACGATCACAGGCTCAATGACCGCCTACCACGCTGTGGTCTATGACACCACTAATGCTGACAGTCTGATATGCAGTTTTGATTTCGGAGGAGCTAAGACCGCGACTAATGGTAATTTCACGGTTTCCTTTAGTGCGAGTGGAATAATAACAATGACTGACTAATGAAGAAACTGATTATACTATTATTTCTGTTGTTTCCTTTAGTAGCCTTCCCTCTGGATGTGGTTACTTATTATTTTGATGCTTATGATAGTGGGGGAGAGGAGTGGGAAAGCGACCCTGATGGCATGGTGGATAATAAGACTTTTACTTATGCAGACTCAAACACTCTTGGAGATATAGAATTATGTAATGGTAATACTTGTGATGGAACAGATTTAGGAACGATTACAAAAGTAGAAATAAGGGCTTTTGGTCTTGCTGACCCAGGAGGTTCAAGTAATGCAGAAGTCTCTTTAAGACCTGTTTTTACTGGAGGAGATGGAACTAATCACGATATAGGAGATATATTTGGAGATTGGTCGTCTTACATAGATATAACTACTGATACAAACGCACCAACTTGGAATTGGACTCATATTCAAAATTTAGATTGCGATGTAGAAATAACTGCCGAGGGAGCATCATTTGTTGGGAAGGTAGCTAAAGTAGAAATCCGAGTAACTTATGAAACAGTTGCCACAGTCGTAGAACCCGCAGTCCTTCCCTTAACTATGACCTTACATGCCCCGACAATATCGGACTTTGCTTCTTATTCCGCACCTGTTCTGGGGTTGACTATGACTTTACACGCACCGACTATTTCGGCTACGGATTTTACTAAAATATATGGGGCTACGATTTATGGAGCAACGATAAATTAAATGGATACATTAACCGACATAACAATAATTCTAATAGGTTTACTCGCAGTTAAACTTTTATGGGATATAAGAAAAGCGGTAAGGAGGAAATATGGAAAGCCAAGAATTTAGCGCAATCAAGATGATTTTTAAATCTTTGGAGGAAGCTATCAAGCGCCTCGATAGACGTATTAATGGAACATTTGACACCATAGGGACACATATCAAGGAGGGAGAGTATTGGCGTAGGAGAATAGCCTCCCACGATGCCAAGATGAAATTACTGACTTGGCTGTTTTCTACTCTGAATATAGTATTGATTGGGTTACTTGTAAAATTATTGTTTTGGAAGTAGGGGGTGTTGATGACTAAAAACGGGCGTTGGATTTCCAAAGAGCTAAAGCACCTCACCGAGCATATGCAGATGTTAAAGACTGACATTGTTTCAGGGAATACAGCCTCCGCTAAAACTAATTGGGGTATGGCGATGGGTATCATAAAAGCAATGGTTGACAGAGATAAGAAGTCAATTCGGAGCATAGAAAAGATAGGCAAGACAATAAGTATGCTTCGTAAATATTTGAAACCTTTGCTAATTGAAGCTGGCGCAATGGCGATAGCGGCTTATAAAAAGGAGCAAAAGAGAAATGGTAGATTTTAATCTCGATTTATTGAAAATGGGCGATGTTATCAAATACCGGAGTGACGGTTCTAAGTTCGGTAATGCCATACAGAAGAAACAAATCAATGAAGGGTTTACATTAGACCACGCCCAATGGACACACGTTGAAATCTCAGGAGGAGGCAAACATTCAATCAATATTTCTCCTCCTCGCTCTAAACTTGTGGATATAACCAAAGTTCACAAGGGAAGATACATCCGTGTAGTCCGGTATGATAATGAGGAATTTAAGAAAGGGTTAAGGTATAAAGTAGCTTATTTCTCCGCCTCACTTTGTAATCGTGGCTATGATTTTGGGGGTATAATCGCCTTTGCTTTCAAATGGGTCAGGCATAGCAACAGGCTTTATTTCTGTTCAGAGGGATGTGCTGAAAGTTTCCAAAGAGTATTCCCTAAGATATGGAAGAAGAAAACTCCCGATAAGATTTATCCTGCGGATTTTAATGGGGTGAATAATTTCCAGATAGTATGGGAGGGGATTATAGGATAAGGAGATAAAATGACAAGATTAGAAATTGTAACAAAATTCCGTCAGGAAAACCCAGAAATTACAGAACGAGTCTTAACCGACCCAGTCCTTCACTCTTGGCTTGAAGAGGGGAATAGAGAGGTCTGCTCAATGACACGCTGTATCATAGACCAAGACGGGACTACCATTGAAACCGCTGAGAATGATACCCATTATGATTTAACCCAACGGATAGATAATTTCGGGGACATAGATAGTTACCCCGGAAGTGGTATTACCTACAACGGAAAACGAATAGACGAAAAGACTATGGCTCAATTAGACCAAGAGTCCCCAAATTGGAGAGCAAGAAGCTCAGGAACTCCCAAAGCGTATTATAGAAGAGGAAAGTGGATTTATCTCGATAGACCGGTAGACTCAAACGAAGAGGATATAAAAGTATATTCCGTTCTAATCCCCGATGATTTCGATGATGACGCTAAGACTCCCTTTAACGAACTTACTTACTTAGAACCTTTCCATTACTCCCTAATATATTATCTTCAGAAAAGGGCAAAGATGAAAATAGGAAAGACAGGAGAGGAAGTCAAAGCATTACAGGAATATGATAGATACATAAAGTGGATGAAGAAAGAAATTGGTGGCGGGAAGTATACCCAGATACAGTATAAAAAAAGCAACGCTTACGGATGAGAATATTTTTAACATTACTATTTAGCTTTCTGGCATTAACTGCCTATCCCCAGCAAGACTGTTCTAAAGGCTGTATCTATGACTATAACGATTTCAGCAAAGGAATAAATCTCAAACTTTCAGAATTCTCCCTTCCTAAAAATCAGGCTACCATAGCAGAAAATATTCGCTTTGGAACAGAGTTAAAATCCCTGACTAAACGTGATGAAATCCTAAACTATGGCGTATCTGATGTTTCTGAAGCCATTACGGGAATGCATAGACTTTACCTCAAAGATGGGACAAAGAAACTTGTAGTATCCCACGGAGATGAAATTGAGGTAGGAGATGACGATGCAGGGACTTTTACAACTATCCTCGATTTAACTACCGGAGGGTATAAGTGGCAATTTCTAACTTGGCACAATATCCTGATAGGAACAGACGGCTACAACCAACCGATAAAATGGGACGGTTCTTCAATCTCGGCGACCTACTTAGGTTCGTGTCTTGCCACAGATGCAGATAGCGGAGCCGGGCCGAGTGGAACTTATAAATACAAAATATCCTATTACACCACTACCCCTGTAGGATATGAGGTTCTACTCGATACTCCCTCAAACACCCTCACAGTAGTAGATAATGACATAAACCTTTCAATGATACCCATAGCCCCTGATACCTATGGAGGAGAAACTATTGTAGGAAGAAAGGTCTATCGGACAAAAACAGGAGGATCTACTTATTACCTATTATCCAATGGAACGGTAGCCAATAATACTGCGGTTACCTTAACAGACTCTGATGCCGATACTGACACCGATGGCGGAACGGAACTCTCCGCAACAACCTACCCCGCTGGCACAGAAACTAAAAAACCTCCTAAATGTAAATTCCTATTAGTAAATAGTAATAGACTTTTCCTTGCCAATGACCCTTCTAACGGCCCGTCAAGAATTTATTATTCTAAAGACGCCTCCCACGATATAATTGCCAACACTACGGATTATTTCAACATTAGATTAAACGATGGAGATGAGATAACCTTCGCCAAAAACTTACTCGGTGTCCTGACTATAGGAAAGAATAACAGTATTCAGAAGCTATATACTAAAGGAGATGACCCATCCGCAGACTGGGAGATAAGCGACCCCTTTAGTTTTATCGGTTGTCAAGCCCCTTATTCAGTAGTTAATTCTCCATTGGGAATTCTCTATTTAACTTTTGACGGGATTTATAAATTTAACGGACAGTATTCTACTTTAATTTCTGACGCAATAACTCCGATAATATCCGCTATCTCAGAGACTAATTATGTAAACTGCTGGGCAGAATTTCATAAAAATATCCTTTACTTAGCCTATACTGACGGATTAACAGGTGCGACAGAGAATGATAAGGTTCTACTTTTTGACATTCTTAGCAATGCTTACTCTATAGATCTTATAGCGAGAAACGCTTTCTGCACTTTCAATTCAGGAACGGATTATGGAGTTCTATATTCAGGCTCGTCTATCAACGGAGAGATTTTCGCCCATTCCGAGACTGTCCACGAAATAGTTCATAGGAGACACTCGGACTTTGTGGGGTCTTGGGATACTATGAGATACATTCCTACAAGGTGGGGTGGTGATTCTGATAATCCGGTCTTAGAGTTAGCCTGGGATAAGACCATAGACGAATTAACCGGAACGATAGATAGTTTAGTTGGTATTATTGACAGACCTAAAACTTGGGGAACATATACATCCCAAATCTTAGATACCGGCGCTACATCAGATACTTTAATTTATGATAAATTATATTGGAATGAAACAATTCCTGGAACAGGCGGAGATATTACCTTTGCTTTAAGAGGCGCAGACGCAACTCCAGATATCTTAATAGCTTCTTATTCTTCCGAATACTCCGATCCTACAGGTTCGGATGTATCCGGTGTAACAGCTTACAAACATCTCCAATATCGAATAAGTGCTACCACTGATTCTATATTCTACAGCCCTAATGTAATAAAAGCCGGAAACTATGTAGTAAGACTCACCTTTGACACAGAAGGAACTACACAGGAATCAGCTATCAACCTTAGATACGAAAGCGGGTGGAATGACTTTGGACATTCAGGACAGATAAAGAACCTTAAAAAGATATATGTCTATTATGAGAGTATGGAAACAGGGACATTAAATATAACATTTGAAAACTTAGAAGGAGATACAGACTCTTTCGCTATAAACCTAATAGACCACCCAAGCAACTATGTAGAGTATTTCACCAACGGGGCATTTCTTGGAGAGTTTATTAAACTAAAAATAGATGAGTCAAGTTTAAATGATTTGGTAATCAAGAGAATAATTGTTCTCTATTCTTTGGAGCCCTTAGTATGAAGAAGTTACTTTTATTATTATTTATCTTAGCTCTTCCAGCTTATGC